ATGGGTGGATTTATACAAAAACTAATTGAACAAGAGGAGAAGAAACGCAATGGCAAATTACGAAAGTAGAAAACAATTAAAGAAACATTTATCTAATGCGATTGGCTATATGAAGCATGATCGTACACAGTTTTCTTTACCTATGACGGTAGCTTTTTTAGAAGGATACCTGGATGGCTTAGAAGAAGCCGATCGTAAATTGGAAAGCACCCTTCAATTTATGGATACGAAAAACGATTTTTTTGATTTTGCGGATAGTGAAAACCCTGAAATCAAATAACCAGTTCCGATTGCGCCGGCCCAATTCGGGTAAAGCAGATGTATAGCATACACGGTCGTGTATTGTGAAAAGCTGTGAGTTTTAGTTGGAGTGCCTTTCCTCTATCTACGACTCAGGNCGGCTGACCAACAAAGGAGGAAACAATGAAACTAGATGAAATAAAAAAAGCAGTTGACGAGGGTAAACCTGTCAAGTGGGGCAATAAACAGTATGACGTGATTAAAGATAATATTGGTCAATACATGATTGTTTGTCGAACGAACTATCATACAATTGGTTTAACGTGGACAGATGGTGTTACTTTAAATGGTAGACCCTCTGAATTTTATGTAGCGAAAAGACCATGAAATTTCAACCTGTATACGAATATCAAGACGGTCGAGGTCATTCCATACGCTATTCACATCAACGTGATAAAAGACGCAGAGCGAGGAAAAGAGCCGAGAAACTAATGGGTAAAAGTTATTTTACAAACCCGAAGGAATCATTAGAATTGTCTCATGAATATAAACATGATGACAGAAGACCTAGAGTCCCTAATCTCTAGGCGTATGGTGCTTGATCTTATTGATTATGATAAAGACTACTTTAAGAATAAAAAACATAAAGTAGAAGCACTTCGGGCCTGTGCTGATCTTTGGGACCACGAACTTGTGGGGGATACCAAGGATTTACAGGAAGCAACACGCCGTTTAATTGTACAAAAATTAAGTAAACTCAAGGACGGAAATGTGTTATCTTTCCCAAGATGATCAAAGATATTGTAACTAATGTAGAAATCTTCACGAAAGTGTCTAATCCACCAGAGATGCAGGAATACTTGATGTATCGTGTATTATATCGGGACGGGACGAGTGAGGAATTTACCCACGATCAGTGGCATAAGATTGTAACTAGGGGTTCTGGAGCCTTGAATCAAGGCTCACCGACCACCACATAGTCTTATTTCTTTTCTGATATTTGCGCCTGTAACAGAGCAATGACTATGTACGCTTCTTCTAATTTCTTTTCTAATTCTTGCATGATAAACCTCCCTTATATGCGTTAGTGCGTACCTATTACCATATCAAAGTCCGTTTTAATAAGTCAATAAATCTTTGCTCTTGACATTTATTTTTGTTATGTTCCTACTATAGACACAAGATTATAAACCACGAACCAAGGAGTAAAAAATGCCACAAGGAATGACACCAAAAAAAAGAATGGGACAAAGAAGAACTAAGCCTCTACGTAAAGTTTTAAGAGGAGTAAAAACAATTTTAAAAGGTAAGAAAACCACACCACGTCAAGAACTTAAAAAAGACTTTAAAGATATGATAAAAAACGTTAAAGCAAGAAGAAAAGCAGGCGCAACAGATTCTTCCTCAAGATTAAAATTAGAAACTGCTTATGATCGTGCAAGAAAACGAAAAAAATAAATAATGGCATTTAGAGGTTTTACAGGTAACTTAAATAAGAGAGCACCTACAGGTGTTAATAGACCTGGTTATAGTAGTTCTCCAACGGGAGTCAACCGACCAGGGACCTCATCTCCATCTTTTAGTGGTTACAGTGCTCCAAAAAGACCTGCCTCTTCTGGCGGTACAAGTCCTGGATCAGGTTATACACCAGGCGGTGATTCTTATAAAAACTATAGTGATAAAGATCAGCAAACAATGTTTAATCAAGCTGGTGGTAAAGATAAGTTTTTAAATCAAGTTGCTAATATTGAACAAAAATATAATCGCTCCGCAGACGTACAAAATTATTTAAACAAAGCCAGACAATATTTTAACGCACAATCGTTAGGTGCAACACCTTCTAACACAGGTGGCATTGAACGTTTAAACTTTACAACACCGGGTATGCCTGTCATGCGTGACGCTCAAGGTAATCAGATTTTATCAATGATGAGACCTGAACTAACAGCACAAGCGCCTACCACAGGACAATTCTTTGGTGATATGGCTGGTGGTGTTAGCAATCTTTTAGGTGCAGCAGGTGAGTTTATTACAGGCGGTGGTGCGCTTGGTAGAATACTTGACGCTGCGAAACAAAAATTTTCACAAGGTAAAGACTTTGTCCAAAGTGCGTTTAATCCTGGAAATATTAATCAACGTGTAAATGCATTGAGTCCTGAACAACAAAGAGTTTATGCGATGTACATGAATCAAGGGATGCCTTATCAACAAGCGTTTCAAATGGCTACAGGCCAAAATTTTGCAATGGGTGGAATCGCTAGTCTTAATTGATGTCTGACATATCAACCATAGCTATGTCTGTAATTTTCTTGATCATTCCTTTAGGGACCGTGGTCCCCCGACCAAATGTTTTAGATGAAGGTATCCAATCAGCGACAACAGTAATAGAATCTGTTTCTTCTTTGAGAATTAATCCGAAACTCCAAACAAGGGGCGGTGGCTCAAGGTCTTTAATGTCTTCTTGTTCGTACCAACCAGTCTGATGTTCAATAGTATCATCCCAATCAATTCTGACCAATCTCATGTAAATCACTATATATATTATTCTACACAAATTAAATCTAAAACCGTCCGAAAACAACGAAATCGGTTTACATATTTACAATATAGTAAAAACATATATATATCGCGGGTTCCCTCTGTAAATAAGTTGTCATCTCGTTGTAAACGGATCGCCTTTGGTTTACACAGTTTGTTGAAAAATAAGGCTTTTTGGAGGGTCTTCAGTTAAAAAATGGAAAAAACTACATCAAAAAAACAGGTAAAAATGCTCGAATTGACCCCAAAACAGCAGAAATTTGTCGATATTTTCATCGAAAAAGGGCATTTGCAGAGTGCAAAACAGTGCGCAATTGATGCTGGATACGCTGAAAGTGGCGCTACTGTGAACGCAAGTCAATTACAAAACCCTAAATACTACCCACATGTTGTTGCTGAAATGGATAGAAGACGTGCCGAGTTGGCCCGTAGATATTCCATTACTTATAAATCACATGTGCAAAAACTAGCAGAACTAGAGACTCAGCAGAAGCAGCTGGTAATTACACTGGAGCTATTGCTGCCGAAAAGTACCGAGGTATGGTGGCTGGCTTATATATTGACAGGAAAGAAATCATGCATGGCACGATTGATCAAATGTCTGTAGGAGAGGTAGAGGATAAATTAATTGAACTTAGAAAAAAACTATCCATTCAAGGAGACTATGAAGTTATTGAACAAGACGCATCTGAAGGGTCACTTATCGGAGAGCATCGCGATGACTTACCTACTGAAGAAGGGGAATTTAGTCTTCAAGACGATACATGATACTGGTTGTGTAGATATTGTTGCCATTGATAAGCGTGGAAAAGTGCATTTGTATGATGTCAAAACAGCTGCAAAATATCTAAATGGTAAGAAAAAAGGAAGACAAATTAATAGAATATTAACTCCATTACAAAAGAAACTTAGAGTTGAGTTATTGATGGTGGACTTAGATGAAGAAAGGTGCTGGGTAATTAAACATGGCGGAAGAGAAGAACCTCTACAAACAACTAAAAAATAACACAAAATCAGTCATTTGGACAAGAATTGAAACATCAACGGGACTAGGTGTGCCTGACTTGTTTGGTTTTTATAGACGTGGCTTTTGGTTAGAGCTAAAGATAATAACCAATAATAAGCTTAACTTCTCAGGACATCAAATTGCGTGGATTCACAGGCATTATTCTGCTGGCTGTCCTGTGTTTGTACTTGCCAGAGACCCTCTTACGAAGGGGGCCAAATTATTCTCAGGCTCCATTGTCCGTGATCCAAACTCCATTGGTGATAAACCTCCATTATGTTCCATTGACCCCGGTTCCAGGTCCCAGAGCTGGGATCTCCTGCTGCAC